CACGAAATATGTCTTTTATCATAACTGGTGTAACTGGCAGCTCGAAGCCTTCTTTAAACGAGCCGATAAGTTGCCGCTGTGTAAAACCCGCATCATTCATTTTTTCGGATATATTGGCGCAATACTTATGTAACGAGGCGTTTTGGGTGAGAGTGCGCTTCTTATCGGCTTCTGAGCCTTCTTTGTGGATGACAATTTCGCAAGGCCCGTGAGCGTCGAACTGTTCACGGATGGCCCACATTGCAGCGTCAAGGTCGTCTGGTTTTTTGATTGTTACAGTTTTCATGGCTTTTCACGTTCTTCTATTTCTTTCTGAATCAATGAAATAATTGCTTCATCAACAGAGCCAGCGCAAAAATACAACTCTGTCCGGTCCAGATCATAATCATCATGGGTTACGTCATAATCAAACCGTCTATCCGGTATCGGTTTGGGGTTGTATGAGATAGTCCAATCGCCCACTTTCGTGTCTCCCATTGTTTTCTCCTTATGGTAAATGATTAAATTCTTTCAACATGGAAACAGCGATAGCCGGTCGTGAATATTGTCGGCCCCATTTCTGCCACTCGCTGTCAATTTCACCCTTTTTATCACGGTAAAGCATAGCCATTGGTAAAAAACCGGATTGAGCAGTTTGCGCCATTCTTTTATATGCCTCATTAATTGTATCGCCTTTAAAACCGCATAAAACATAGGCTCTTAATGTATGGCTCGATGTTGTCCATCCTGCTGCAAGAAGCATTTTCCCCGCATGTTGTAGTGGTTCAAGATCATCCGGTGTGTCATAAGCAAAAAACAGTTGCTTCGGTCGCAATTTTCGCAACTCGTCAACGTGCCATTGCTTTAATCTTGCCGCCTCAAGGCCTCCGGTAAACTCAACAGGTTTGTGGAACTTCTTCTTTCCTTCGGTTAGCATTTTAAAAACCGCTTTAACGTGATCGTCAGAGCAGGCTAGTATGTTTGAATCAAGGAGGTTGTATCCCTCAGTAATAGGCAACTCCCTAACTGTTCGTCCTTCTCTTTTCCATGCGTCGCAGAACCAGCATGAATTAGGGCAACCACGGCTGGTCATCACGTAACCAAGCTTTACATATCTTCCTGGTATAAAATCTCCACCGCGATCATTAAGGGCAGGACCGCCTACTTTAACCGGGGCAACTGCTGACCAGAGTTTTTCAAGTCTTTCCGTGATAGGCAGATCGTAAGTAAAAGATACAGATATATGCACCTCGTCGGCCTCGTCACCCATTAATGGAGGGCAGAGAATCCGTGACAAACGATCTTTCGGAGTTGCCGCTGTTTTTCTTGGAAAGACTCTGATAATTTTCATGGCAAATGGTCTCCGAGTGAAGTCTCACCCTTGAATTTCAACAAAAACTTAGCCAAGGTGTTCTCAATTCCGGCAAAGGTTACTTCGTGGTAAATCTCCCAATATAAGCTATGCAATTGGTCAAATTCCCGCCTTGACTCTTCAATGACTGTTTGTACTTGCTCGGCTTCGATTGCGTCGAGCAGGTTTTGTTTTGCGTGGGCGAAGATTATCATTTTAACGCCTCAGCCCATTGGCTCAAAAAGAAATACTCAGCGACGAGGATAAACAGGCCGAGCGTTGCAAGCGATGCGATAAGTTTGGCTGTTTCTTTGATTTTTGCTATGTTCATAACCGCCTCAAGTTGAATTTTTATCTTGACCGCAAAATAACTCTTTTATTTATCCTTGTCAACAATATTTTGTTGATTATTTTATTGACAGGCGGTTTTGGTGGTGTTATTCTGTTGTCTATAGTTAAGGGCGTGTAGTTCAATGGTAGAGCAGTCGGCCCATAACCGGCCAGTTGAAGGTTCGAATCCTTTCGCGCCCACCACTTTAAAGGACATTACACATATTCAATTCAAACCAAATGGAGGCCGCCATGAAATATGACTTCTAAACCCAATTAAATGTAACCGGCAAATTGCCACTGTGTTCAGATAATCCCCTGCCTTCGGGTGGGGGAATTTTAAAGGAGGTAAAAAATTAGGAGAGACATGATGGAAAAAACAGTCGGAGAAATACTACAAAAAATATATGATTCAGAGATCCACCTTTCAATCGGCTGGATGTGGGACGGTGGAGTTGATTACACAATTGGCAAGGACTTGAGCTATCTTTCAGACCGCCAGGTAGAGTCAACCGGAAGCGGTAGTATTGATGATGCCGTTAACACCATAGCCGACGAAGTGGCAAAGGAGTACCCTGATTCTGTTTTTACTAAATGGTGGCGCCAAAGATGCCCCAACGTTCATAATACCGCTCAAGGAAATCACAATTGACACAGGTAGGCCGGAATGGGGCGCGGAAGAAGGTAAATATTATTTTGTTTTGAGGTTGGGTAAATGAAAACAATAGAAGAGAAAGCTTGGGAAATGCTTACTAAATTAAAACGGCAAAACGTTTCACATAGCCTAGAGGTTTTCAGAGCAGCACTTAAAGAGCAAGACCGCGACACAAGACACGCCTGTGCCGAAGAAATAGCAAAGTTGCAGGGTGATTGTATTTCTAAAATTCTTGCTCACGCTACAGTTATGAATTGCCGTGGTGGAATATGAGCCACCCGCGCCGTAAGAAAAAAATTGACAGCAACCAGCCGATAATTGTCAAAGAACTCTTATCAATCCCCGGCATGTCAGTAGCTGTTGGGTATGACGACATTATTTGCGGTTTTAATGGCCGGACTGTTTGGGTCGAAGTGAAAACAGAGGATTGTTACAGTAAAAAAACAGGAGAACTCCTCGAAAGCTGCAAAAAGGATTCACAAAAACTTTTAGATAAAACCTTTACCGGGGCAAGGATATACGCCTGCTGCGCTGAAGATATATTAAAATGGTTCAAAATTATATGAAGAAAATAGAATACGACTACGACGCAATACCAAACTTAATTTTCAGGCTGGAAATGTCACCGGCTGAATTTGCCGATCACGCCGGGATAAACCGCCAGCTCATCCACAACTATGTCCAAAAGAAACATCGGGCCAGTGTTGAAAAGATTGCTGTTTTGTGCAATGTTTATGGAGTGGAGCCTGCGTTCTTTTTTAAAGCTGTTAAACAATGATAGTTATTGCATTGTTTTTCATTAACGGTTAACATAAGCATAACTATTAACCAGCTATGGAGGCTGTTATGAAAAACGAAATAATTATTCACAAAGGCGAGTTGAGAGTTAGTACCTGGGATATTAAAGACGGGTTTGGATTTAACAACGACCATCGGTATTTAATCCGTATGGTTGAGAAGTACAAAAAAGACTTCGAAGAGTTTGGGGTTATTGCCACCCACCGGCAACAACCTGTTGGCAAAGATGGAGGTCGACCAATAAAGGCTCTTTTGTTAAACGAGGAGCAAGCCCTTTTCCTTGGTACTCTATTTAGAAACACTCCAGAGGTTGTCAGATACAAAAAAGAGCTCGTAAGAAAGTTTACCAAAATGAGGAAAGAACTTATTCGGGTAGCTTCACAGCCACAAAACGCTCAATGGCTCGAAACTCGCAACGCAGGGAAAGAGACACGGCGAATCGCAACAGATACTATAGAGAAATTCATTGACTACGCCACTGAGCAGGGCAGTAAAAATGCTATTACATATTATGCCAACATTTCAAAGATGGAAAACAAAGCACTATTCCTTCTCGAACAGAGATACAAAAACCTGCGTGATGCTTTGGATATTCACCAACTATCAACAGTAAAGGCAGCGGATATGATAGTTATGAAAGCATTGCTTGATGGCATGTCACAAGGGTTGCACTACAAGGAAATCTACAAATATGCAAAACAGCAGATTGAGTCCTTTGCTGGATTGATAGGGAAAACGCTTATTCCTTCTTCTCAACTGAAAATTACGCAGGAGGGCAAATGAAAGGCAAGGGTGAAAGAGTGTCATGCTTAAATGACGACAAAGTAAAACCAACAAAATTAACAACCGAAATATCCATAGTAAAAACAGGCAGCACCCGCATGAAAATATTCCACACCGACATAGGCGATATGACCAGCGCGGAAATGCAACAGGCGGGATTCAATCCAAAGCAGATTTACGAACGGGTACGCGATAAAGGCTGGCAGCATAAAGATATTTTCCGAGAAGGGCATTTGCCGAGAGCGAAGGAAATATCAATTATCGATACATGTGACGTGAGTAAGTTGGGTTGCCGGCCACGGCTTAAAAAGCTGGCTGATATTTCGGTTGGTAGTTACGAGGCTGGCTTGTGAAGGTTCTAAACCTTTTCTCCGGTATCGGCGGCAACAGAAAATGTTGGGAAAACGTCGAAGTTACAGCAGTCGAATATGATTATGAAATAGCTGCGATATATCAATCGTTTTTCCCTGACGACACAGTAATAGTTGCCGACGCTCACCAGTATTTGCTGGACCACTATCGGGAGTTTGATTTCATCTGGTCCAGCCCACCATGCCCGACTCACAGCGAGATAAGGGTTTGTGGATCAAAACGAGGGCAATACCCGCCGATGTACCCTGATTTCAGACTGTGGCAGGAGATAACTTTTTTAAAGCATTATACAAAAGATGTTGCGTGGGTGGTAGAAAACGTCAAGCCATATTACGAGCCGATTGTTGAGCCCACTTTCAAGTTGGACCGGCATTATTTCTGGGCTTCTTTTCTGGCGCCGCAGCATAAATTTAAGAGAAAGGAAACCCCCCTTATCCACACAAACGGATCGCAGGAAATTTTTGGATTTGATATAAGCAAATTCAAGGTGCAAAAAAGAAAAGACCAGATACTGCGAAACATGGTTAATCCCGAAGTCGGTTTGTATATTTTAAACGCAGCGATGAAACAGACTCACCCGGGACGGCAACAAACGCTTTTTGAAATATAGGGGCACAAATGAAGAAAGTCCGCATAAGATACATAGGCAGCACAATAAACGGCCTAAAACGCATTGTCACCCTTGAAGAAGCCGACCAAGGCTTGCTAGAGGCACGTAGGTATCTAGCAGGACTAAAGGATAGGGAGCTGGCCGATTTGTCAGTTGTGTCACCTGTGCAAGAAGTGCTATGCAGTTCGAGCAGGCACTATCCAGGGTAACGCAGCATACCCAAACCGTGACAATCTCGTTTCATTGCAGTAACGGAGGCATTACGGACATATCAATAGTTCATTGCCTGGGCGGGATATGCACTAAATCGAAAATCAAGGGTATTCACGATCCGGATAAAGCGCGGGTGATTTTGCATTATATTTTACACCGGATCAAGAATGAAAGGCAGAGCGGGACGGTGGCGCTGGTGTTGTTGTGTAGCGGCGGGAATGTTTACGACGCTCGGAAGGTTGAGGAAGAGAATAATTTGTTTGGTAAACTTTTAAACTAAAGGTGAGTTATGAAAGCATTGCTTTTAAGGACACAAGAGGGAGATTGGGAAGGCCTGTATATCGGTGATAAACTGATTGACGAGGGCCATAGGTTAGGTGAGGGATCGCCGGAATCATTCTGGCTGGATATCTCTCTAAACTACGGAATCACTTCAGCTGACTTGACTATACTTGAACTCACTGACGAGGATAACGCCGAGACAACCGACAGTGGTTGCTTCCCTCCTGAACTCGTGCAGTTAACAGGAAACTATAGGCACTAATTGTAGTTATGGATAAGATTATAATAGGCATAGACATATCAAGACAAAACGACATAACAGTATACGCCATACGGAAGCCTGACGGAACGCTGGAGGTTTTGAGCGACAATGTAGTTGTGCGGCGGGATGCTGAAAACTATTTTAGGATCAGCAATGATACTCACACCAGAACAAAGAAAAGAAATGCTTGAGGCCGCAAAACCTCTAATCAAGTGGCTCAACGAAAATTGCCACCCGCACTGTGAGGCGACCGTAGACCATAACACGGTCGTTTTAACGGAAGGCGTGGCCTGTCAAAGGACGGATGAATTTTTAAGCGGACCTCGCAATCAAATTTCAACAAGCCAAGAATTAACCAATGGGTGGATAGCCGATAATTGGGAAAAAAGAGAAGAGCAAAGGGAAAAGGTTGTCTTCACAAAAATAATTGATGATACATTTAAAATATGTGACCAAATGAGTAAACGAACAGAAGAGGCTGAATAATGGAATGGTCAACAGAAACACCAAAACGCCCCGGTTACTATTGGGCGAGAACCAAAGATGAAAAAGGCGGCGAAGGTGAACTTGTTTTAGTGCAATTTGACGGGTCACTTGTGGCGAAACCTGGAGACAAGTCGAAATCATCAGCCGTGGCGTTTGATGAATGGTTGGGCCCGATTGCGGAGCCTAAAAAGCCGGTGCGGATTAAAGAAAAGGCTCTGTTTGACATGATGGGCTGGACCAAGGAGGCATGGATAAACAAAGGAATTGATATCGTGTTTACTATGGCTCCAGTGTTGTCGTGGGACACATCTGAACTGACAGAGATACCAATGGCTTTTGAGTTGACCAGTGAAAAAAGAAATGACATGCCGGTATTTAAAGCAAAAAATCAGACTAAAGAGTAATCATGCCGACAAGACCAAGACCGAAACGAGGAATGATTAGGGATGAGCCGAGGTTGAGATATAGATTTGAGTGGGTCCATAGTCATTATGAGCCAGATTACGAAAAGCCTTTAGGGTATGGTCAATGGGGTGCTAAAACAGTTACGTCAGGTCAACACAAAATCCTTCAAGAGCGCGTCAACGGAATATGGGTTGATGTGGTATAGGTGACAGCATGACAACAATAGAGAGAGAATATCCAGAAAACACGAGGCAACAATTTTTAACATACACTGTTCTTGATAGATCGAAAATTATCAAAGACAGGGGCGATATTTATAGATTGTGGGTGATAGATTACATGGTAATAAAACGCAAAATTATTCACGTTTTTAAACTTGAATCGGTTGGGTGTTTTCCAGATTTTGACTGGTGAATTTAGCGAGGTGACACCATGGAAGAATTTATTATGGTCATTGGTATGCTTTTAGTTTTGCTCATGTGAAAAGATTAACGGTGCGGTCTGCACTGTTAAACCGTTATAAGTTGTTAGATAAAAACATTGTACACCACTCGAAAACGTGATATAATAAGTAAAATTATAATTTTTCGTCCTGTTTAGTCAGGGCGTGAATTGAAACAGGAGCATCAATGGCAAAAAACATCGTCAATTTTGTTCAACCACCATCGTTCAGGCAACTTTCACTCGAAAGAGCTAAGTCCAACAGAATCGCAGAAATCACCGAAAAGGCGCGGAGACTCCGTGTAATCACTGAAGTTGTTGATAAATTTGAACAGGCCGACATTCACGAAGAGGAAGTTGTCCTCAATGACGGTCGTAAAGCGGTACTCTTTTCCGTGCGGGATACACAGGATGACGGATTGTTTGTTTTGAAAGATGAATTGGACTCCGGTGTGATTACTCGGAAACAAATTTGTGACCAATTACTCGGATTGTCATGCCAGAATTGATGAAAGAATATCAGCCGATTGCTAAACCGGCGATCCCGGCGAGGAAGATGCAGGAGATTTTGTATCGGGTGTTGAAGATGTTGGTTGACCTTCTGGCAAAGGAGCTCAAGTAATGGAACAGGAACAACTCAAATATAAATACACGATACAACAAAACAAAGATAAGTCTTTTTTTATCAGCATAGGAAAGTCTGTTGTTTTTCATTCGCTGATTTTGCCTAGTTTTGGAGCACTGAAGTTAATGGACGAAGTGGCAAACGATATTATGGAGTATCCCAAAAGTGGATCTGACACTGTAACCGTGGGTAGAACACGGTTTACCATTGCCGAAGCCAAGGAAGATCTTCTTAGTCAACTGGCAACAGCCCCGGAACTATTATGAAGAACTGGAAAAAAGCAATAGCATCAATGACCACAACCGAGCAAGGCAAGTTGTCAAAGGCTGTTTCCAAAAGCAAGAAAGCGGCTATTGATATAATCACCGATACAGAATGTTATCTGGTTGATAAGGAATTGGTTAAGGGTTATTTGCAAAGATGTGTCCTGTGATTACGCGAGATTCGGATATTCGCTGATGACAGTCTGTGTGCCGGAGAGGCTCAACGGGTAGATGGGAGATTATAGCCCTAAAAAACTAGAGCCTGGCCAATATCAGTTTTAGTGCTACGGGCTCCGTGGGTTCGAATCCCACCACAGTAGAAGTATCACATACCAGTAGGCCACCCGTACAGGCGCAACCTACTGAACCACACGCCAAGTTAAAGGCCGCAAGGAATACTGAAATGTATCTTTGCGGCCTTTTTTCGTTTTGGAGCAACATGAAAGAGTATCAATTAAGAGTGATAGAGGAACAGAAAGAACTAAACGACAAGTTCCATAAATTGAGTAGTTTTCTTAATTCAGACAAAATACTGGATACAACGCCAGAAGAACAGCACAGGTTAATACGGCAGATGGTATTCATGGAAGCATACTCAAATGTTCTCAGCGAACGGATAAAGGCATTTTAATGTCAAAAGGTAATTCCAGATGTCATATACCGAATGATAAATACCGAGAGGGTTTGGACCGGATATTCGGTAAAGACCGAAAGCGGCAAGATCAGCCAATAGCTGAACGCAAGAAGAAACAAAGGGCAACCAAGTAAGTGAGAGCATTAACCAACAAACAACAGATGTTCGGCGGTAGATAATCTTGACCACGAAACCTAAAATAGATTGGGATGCAATTGAACCCCACTACCGAGCAGGGATAAGATCCCTAAAAGATATCGGTGAAGAGTTTAGCGTGTCAGATGCAGGGATAATCAAACACGCCAAGCGTTTTAAGTGGACAAGAAACCTCAAAGGAAAGATTCAGGCGTTAGCAGAAAAAAAGGTTAGCGAGCTTGAGGTTAGTGAAGGAGTTAGTGTTGAGGGGAAACTAACCGAGGCGCAACGGGTTGATTTCGATTCCACACAGATAGCGCAAATACATTACCGAGAAAGAAAAGACCTGATTGCTATTCGCGAACGGTTCAGGTCGATGTTTCTAGAGTTCGGCCAGCTGTGTGATCAGCAGGAAGATTTGTCGAAACTTGGGGAAATGATGGCGAACCCCAATGTCACAGTGGACAGAATGCAGGCTGCGTATCAACGGGTTATTTCGTTTGAGGGTAGAATAGACAGTGGAAAGAAACTGGTAGAAACAATCAGGATACTTTTTGATCTTGAGGCAAAGGTCTTTAAATTGCATGACATCGATCCAGAATTTGACGAAATAGAAATAATGTTTGTGAAAGCGAATGGCTAAACTCTCCATCCAGATACCAAACAAGCTAGCGTTCCTTTATGAGCCACATCGGTATAAGGGCGCGAAGGGTGGTAGAGGATCTGCTAAGTCGTGGTCGTTTGCCAGGGCATTGTTGGTGATGGGCAGGGCAAAGAAGGTGCGGATTTTGTGCGCACGTGAGGTTCAAAAGTCTCTGGACGATTCAGTTTACCAGTTATTAAAAGACCAGATTCAAATGATGGGCCTTGGTCCCTTCTACAATACTCTCCGCGACGAGATAAGAGGGAACAACGGCACGAAGATATCTTTTACCGGACTCTCAGGTCAAACAGTAGACTCTATCAAATCTTTTGAAGGTTATGATATTGCGTGGGTGGAGGAAGCACAGTCTATCTCAGATCGTTCATGGAAAATTCTACTGCCGACTATTCGTAAGGACGGTTCAGAAATATGGTTTACCTACAACCCTGACCTAGAGACAGACCCAACGCACCAACGTTTCGCGATAGAACCACCTGACGACTGTGTTCTGGCCCACATGAATTACTCCGACAATCCGTGGTTTAATGCAGTTTTGGAACAAGAGCGGATTGAGTGCCAGAAGAAATACCCCGACGACTACGATAATGTCTGGGAGGGTGTGTGTCGTCCGGCTGCCGATGGTGCTATTTTCTATAAGGAAATTGAAACAGCAAACAGGCAGGGCAGAATCTGCAACGTCCCTTACGATCCAATGTTAAGGGTCCATGTCATTGCCGATCTTGGCAACCTCGACCATATGTTCCTGTCTTTCGTCCAAAAGAAATCATCAGAGATTAGGGTTATTCGGGCTATTCAGGGAGGATTCAGAGATATCCCTGGCTATTCTGGTTATATGCGAACGCTTAACTATAATTGGGGCAAGGTTTTTCTCCCTCATGACGGATTTAGCACAAGTAGACAGACTGGCAACACCGACGCAGAAGTCTTTCGTGCGCTTGGATGGGACGTGCCGAGTCGTGACGACATAGTAGAGATGGGGATTGAAACAGGTATCAGAAATGCCAGGATGATGTTTAGCCAGTTCTACTTTGATAAAACGCTTGCCGATCCACTCATTGAAGCATTGAAGCGATACAAGAGGACTGTCAACAGGGCAACACAAGCAGAGGGCCGCCCTGTTGGGGATATCTGGTCTCATGGTGGAGATAATTTTCGATACATCTGCTGTAACGCTGAGAATATGCACAACCATAATGAGAACGTTTACGAGCCGGTACAAGTCCCATTGTCAATGCCGTATGACGCGGGGGCCGGATACTGATGTTAGGTCAAAGCGTAGATATTTTGTTAGGTAAACCATTAGGAAGGAATGACACCATTGTTATCACAATGTACCGATATTGTAGACATAAAAAAAATAGCTGATTTATTCAACATACCTCCCGGTGTAGCAAGAAAACTTATGCTAGATCATGGGAATAAGATAAACAGTAAAATATTAGCCAGCGATGGTGGAGTTAATGTCTACACCACTCTGGAAATTTATCAATTATTGCGTGAAAGGAAAGAAGAAATTGAAAGCATGGTCGTTCTTGAGGACGACATGACGCCATCTGATACGATTCCTTTCAAATGCGATCAAGTTGTATACTTTTTATTTAACGATAATGAGTTGGCTTATATAGGCCAGTCAATGAACATTACTGGGAGAATATCGCAACACCTGACTAATAAGAGTTTTAACTTAGTCTTTTGCAAGAGTGTAGATAAAACCATTGTAGATACGTTTGAAATGGCGAACATCGTTTACCACAACCCACCACTTAACTGCCACAAGTGGAACGAAGAAGAGATGTTCCAGAAAGCATTAAAACACTCAGTGAGACAATAAAAAGTATTTTTACTGTAAAAGGGCGAATGGAGCAAAATGGAAGAGTTTAAGCAATACAAAAGAAAAGGACTGTCGGAGATGCGCCCATATGTCTTGGGTGAAGACCTCAGTAATATATCTGTTGCTGCTGTTGATAACCCCTTAACTGATATGGGGATGATAGCCAGGAATCCAAAGAATCACGCAGACCAATGGTATGTTGCCAGGAAGTACTTTGAAGACAATCTTGAGTTAGCGTAAAGGCTGATACTTTGATCGAAGAAGCAGAAGAGACAACGAAAGAAGACGAGCAAGACACCCGCAAGCGCCGCGCACTCATGGCCCTTGCCGACATCTGCATCAAGACTCGCGACGAAGCCGTTACTTATCGGCGCAATTCCGGTATTGAACGTCAATGGGCCGAAGATGAAAAGATTTTCAAAGAAGGTACCGAAGTCTCCCCCGGTGGTGACAGTGTAACAGACTACGCGCAAGGTATCGGCAATAGGCAGCTCAACAAGCAAAACACCAGATCCTCTGTTGTCGTCAACATCATTCGTGGCCGTGCCGAAGTAGCAGAGGCCAGGTTCGCCGACATCCAGCTTCCCACAGACGGCAGGAATTGGGGAATCGATATCACCCCGAATCCGGAGCTTGATGAGCAGCGCAAAGACGAACGGCCAGCGTTACAGAACGGCCAGCCGATAACCGACGAACAGGGCAACAAAGCACCGATGTCGGCAGTGGCAATAGACAAGATCGAAAAAGCTCGAAAGGCCATGAAGTTAATGGAGGTCGAGATTGACGACCAATTATCCGAATGTGACTATAATGCCGAGCAGCGCAAGCTCATTAAACAGGCTGTGCGGTTGGGTGCAGGGATTATCAAAGGCCCAAACGTCATTAAGGCCGTTACAAAGAAATGGGTACCGGAACAGCAGGAAGATGGGTCAATAGTCCACGTCATGCAGATGGTCGAAAAACATAACCCATCTACGAGTTTTGTTGATTGCTGGAAGGTTTACTTTTCCCCAGGCACAACCAGCAACATTCAAAAGACCTGTGAATATGTTTGGGAACATGACACTATCCTTCCAAGGGCTATAATCGATTTGATCGGAGTCAAAGGTTATTTCGACGATCAGTTAAAGTCTATCTTGCTTGAACCGCCCAAACGAACATCATGGGCCAATACCGGCAGGGACGGAGAAAAAGTTACAGAAGCCGAGATAGGTAGCGCATATGAGATATGGCAGGGAGTAATAGACATTCCCCGCGAACACCTTGAAGCTATCGGCTGCAACATCAAGAACGATTTCCGCAAAATCACCGCTAATGTGGTGATGATAAACGACCGGCCAGTACGGGTTGAACTGAATACGCTTGATTCAGGCGGTATCCCTTATGACGTATTCCGATGGGCTGAGATAGACATAAACTCTCCATATGGTATCGGCATTCCTCGTATGCTGTCATGGCTGCACAGGATATTGAAAGCTGCGTGGCGGGCAATGATGGATAACAGCGGCGAATCGGCTAAATCAACTATCGTAGCCAACAAAACTCTTCAGCCGGCACCAGGGCAATTATGGCAGCTCGGATCGGTATTTATCAACAAAGACGATATGGAGGATGCACGAAAAGCCTTTCAGGTTTTCACGGTCCCAAATAACCAGCCACACTATCAGGCAATAATCGAACTGGTCCTCCGTTTTGCCGATCTTGAAACAGCGCTACCTACTGTATTTCAAGGCGAGGCTCAAAAACTCCCGGACACCCTTGGACAGACCAATATAGCGGTAGATTCATCTAACGTTGGACTTCGCCACCGCACGAAACATTACGACGACGACATCACCGATAAGCACATCACCCGCTATTATCATTACAACATGCAGTACTCCGATAAGCCGGAGATCAAGGGTGATTTCAAGGTTATCAGCCGTGGTACTTCCGTTCTTCTTGAACGTGACCAGCAGGGCAGGGCAATTCTCGAAGTTTACGCACTCAAGCATGATCCACACTTTGACCGAATCATCGATTGGAATAAAGCTGCTGAGATGGCGGTCAAGTCTAAACGTTTGGATATTCTTAAGTCTGAAGACGCTTTAGCACAATACGATGAAGAGAAAAAGAAACAGCAACCGCCCGAACCGCCTGACGTGCAACTTGCCAAATTAAAAGCACAAGGGGAGTTAGAAAAAGAGAAGGTCAGACAAGAAGCGGTAATGAGAGAACTTGAGTTTAAAGCGCAGCAGGCCGAACTCGACCGCGCCCACGAAAACGAAATGAAGGCTATTGATTTCCAGATGAAACAAATGGAGTACGCCGAAAAGTCTGGAATGTCACTCGATAAGTTAAAGGTGCAACTGGCATTAAGCGCTCAAGGGGGTAAGGCCCCGCAAGTGGCAACTCCGATCGTGGAACCGAGCGGGAAAGCACCGACGGGGGAGGCGTACCAAAAATGAAATGGTTCACTAAAAAAGAAAAAATCCTTCCTTTCGAAGCAAAGCTGAAACAGGAAGGCGATGATGCCGAGCTGGATGTTTATTCGAAGACTTGGCGATATATAGAAAAATGGCAGCAAGAACAGATAACCGCCGAACGCGAGAAGAACGACGCGCTACGCCGGGACGCTGTTGAGACTGCATTTATAAGAGGAAAGATCCAAGCACTAAAGGATCTTGAAGAACTTGGCCGGGAAGCGTCCCGCCCTAAAGAAACCCGCCTAAACGCCGGGGAGGAAAAACCATGGACGATTTGACAGACGAAGAGTATCGAGCACAGGCAGCGCAAAACATCTGGGGTGGCAAGACTGAGTTGCTCGAAGCACCCAAAGAGGTTGAACAGGAACTTGAGCCAGAGGTTGAAAAACCAACAGTTGAAATCGAGAAGCCCGCCGAGGTCGAAATTGACCCCGCCGTTAAAGCGTATATCGAATCACAACTTGGCGAAGTGAACAACCTCAAGTATCGGTTAAGCCAAGCAGAGAAAAGAGTCGGCTCATTACAGAACGATCTTCAGAACAGGAAAAAACCTGAACCGCCACCGGAAGTAAAACCGGAGCCGGTCAAGAACGCCAAGTGGGAAAAGCTCAGAGCCGAGTACCCGGAGGACGAGGATAAGTTTAATGTAATGGAAGAGGTCTTTTCGGAAGCCAGCAAGATTGATATCCCCGATGTGGCGAAGATCAGGGCCGAACTGGAAACCAATTTTTCCACTAAGTTGAGTGAGGTTCAAAAAACTTTTGAATTGAAGTTACTCAAAAGCCACCACAAAAACTGGGAATCGATTGTTGCCGAGCCTGAATATGGAGCATGGATATTAAGCCAGCCGCCGGAAATTCAGGACAAAGCATATAACTCTAATGATGCACTGGACGCTGTTGAAGTAATCGATAACTACCTGCTGTCAAAGAAGCCGAAAGAAAAGCCAACAATAACCAAAGAACGAGCAGAAAGACTGGAACGAGCCACCGAGCCACCACGGAGCGGAGCAAGCCAGAAAACTAAAACAATCGCCGATATGACCGATGAAGAATATCGAAACATAGCGGCGGCAAAAATATGGAAGAGGTAGCAAATGCAAAATTATAGCACCGTTGCATCACGTAATCTAATTGATGCAGAAATGAAAATGCTCGCCCACGCCGAGACTGAATCCGTTCTCGGAATGTTTGGCGATCACAAGTCCCAACCACAGCGTAAAACCGACACCCGCGTGTTCAGACGGCTGAACCCGTTCAACATGAACGCAGTCGGCGCGCCGAACATCAATCCCAATGCATTTATCACGGCAGAGGGCACGACTCCGACCGCGAACACTATCAGTTATACTGACGTGTCTGTTACACTCAATCATTACTCCGTACTGTTTAAGTTCTCCGACAAGTCCGAGTTGATGTATGAGGACGACATCCCGTCTGACATGGCAACTCTTACCGGAGAGACAATTGCCGAGATTGCTGAGTTAGTGGCATACGGCCAGTATAAAGCTGGTAGTGCGGTCAACTACACCAATGGAACTACTCGCGTTGGTCTGAATAGTGTTATGGGTCTGAACACCTTGGATCTTGCTGCCCGGGGACTTTACAACGCCAGAGCTAAGCGAGTTACTAAAACTATCGCCGCAGGTCCCAACTTTGATACCGCACCTGTCGAGCCGGGATATGTTATTTTCGTTTCGACCGATATGAAATCAGATGTTCAAAAGATCGACGGCTTTGTTAAACGGGTAGAATACGGCAGTGCAATTGCCCCTGTTCATCCCAATGAGTTCGGCGCGATCAATGAGTACCGTTTCGTAATGTCTTCTCTCTTCACCCCAATTCTCGCCGCCGGTGCCGCTGACAACGGAACAATGATCAGCGCCGGAAGTGCCAATAACGATGTGTTCACATCTGTCGTTATCGGTCAGGACGCAATAGGACACATCAGCCTGAAGGGTAAAGGTTATAGCGGGATCAAGCCGACAATCATTTCCAGCCAGACAGCTAATCATGCTAATCCCGGCCGGTCACACGGTTTTGTCGGTGCTGATTTCTACTGTAATTCCATGAGGTTGAATGATAATTTCATGGTGAGGATTGAGTCGTGTGCTTCTTCTCTCGCATAAAAGAACGTCCTGAATAACAAAGCGCTCAACGCATCGAGCGCAACATAAGGTGAACCATGGGAATAAAAACAGCAACAGCGGCCATGCAAGGGTCGCAGAACAAAAAGGCAGTGCGGGGGCTTCTTGAGTCCGTGCTTGCCGATCTTGCTATGTTGCGAGATGCAGGATTGCTTATGGTCGGGGATTTCTCCGGCAGGGCAAGTAACTTCCTGTCTTCAGGCGCCGGTTTGACGATAGCCGGTGGTTCAAAACTCAAACCCACAGCGGCCAACGGTTTTATCTATACCGCCGGGGGCGTAACAGGATACAAGGCAGCCGGTGATATGTCGGTTTTGGCCGGGACAATAGCCGATGGCAAGTCAGCTGGATGGGCGTTTTTTATCGATGATGCCGGGACTATTACCACCAGTGCCAAAACCGCCGACGCTGACGATGCCGACGCGGCCTTTGTACTGATTAACGCGGTAGCTGTTCCTGACGGCAATGCATTAATCGGCTTTCTGGTAGTCTCAACTTCAGGCGCAACCTTTGTCGGCAATACCACAGCACTTGACGCTGGTACGGCTACCGATCTTTATATTAGCACCGTTGGCCCGACTTTGGCCCCGGCAACTCCGGCGACTCTCGCCGCACTATCTTTGGAGATTTAAAACATGAATTTAAATAACGATCCACGCGGATTAACGGCTTGCCTTTGCAAAGCTGGCCTTGTCCTGGGTGACGGTACAAAAACCGGAACCGCTACCGCTGCGCCCAACGGTGCAGGGGTAGACTATTGCATTAAAGGTATTGTTTATCATCTGGCCGACGCAGCCGATAATATTCCGTTAACCGCAGCACCAGCGCAAGGACTGCTGACATCTTGCCTGTATGCGATTTGCATAAATGCAGCCGGGACCAGACTAAGCGTCCAGGGTAATCCTGTTTTAACTGCCGACATGGTAGCTGGCGCAGCCGTACTTGATTGGCCGCTTGCTCCTGCCGATTATTGTGTTCTCGGTTATGTCCGAGTCGATACCGCGTCAACCGCTAACTTTACGCCAGGCACCACGGCACTCGATGCGGCTAACGTAACAGAAACTTATATCGATGTGTTCACTCCACCGATTGAGCCTTTATTGGTGTAGGTCAGACAGATAATTCAGACAGGGGGAGCAATCCCCCTTTGAGGTAAACATGGGAAGAGAAACAATAGCGAATAGCGTAGGGCAAGATAAAGCAAAGACTTTGCCTGAAATTGGCACAAACGGGCCGATTGAGAAGGTAGTTGAGGGTGATATTGATTTATCGGCCTTTATGGAACAGGTACTTACCATCAGGGTACAGCACGATAAAACACCCGGGTCTCTGCCAACGATAGCCCCGGCGGTCAATTCGGTTCGACAGAATATAATCAGGGGTATCAACCAGGACGTGAAGAGGAAATATGTCGAAGCAATGGCCCGTTCAAGAATCACCGATTACGAGCAACTGGTGCAGAATCCAATGGACCCTTCTAATATTCAGATGATCCCGACAACGACACTGACCGCAGACTTTGTGGTTATACGTGACCCGCACCCACGGGGGCGCGAATGGCTTGAACAAATACTAGCGCAGCCATGATAAAAGTATGGTATAATAGACAAAAATAGAAATGGCTAGGGTAGCTCCCGAAAAGCGTCAACCTAACGTCTGCCATTTTTTATTATAGGTTTCTCTTGTAAGGTTTGAGATGAAAGAAAAATTGACACAAAAAGAACTTAAACGGCAACTTTACTACGACCCTAAAACTGGAATATTTAAGAGGCGTGTAAGCAATAACAACAAGGTTAAGATTGGCGATATAACTGGATCTTTACGGTTAGGGTATGTGCGAATTAAGATTAACTACATTGATTACGCAGCTCACCGTTTAGTTTGGTTGTATGTTTATGGTTATTTTCCTGAAAACGACATAGATCATATAGACGGAGTTAGAGACAACAACATACTTGAAAATTTAAGACACGTGACGGCTAGTTGTAATATGCAAAATAAGACTATTGACCGTAGAAATACATCAGGGTTTCCAGGAATATCTTGGGCAAAACGTCACAAGATGTGGTCAGCATATATGAAAATAAGAGGTAAAACTTACTTCATTGGCTACTACAAAGATAAACTGGATGCAGCCTTAGCAAGATACACGGCTGAGGTAAATTGCCCTTATTGGACGTGTGATCACAGGGGCGAGTTAACAAAAGCCATCAGGTCGTTTTGGCCTAGCTTTAAAGGGGCATAGTATTGAACAAGTTAACTATTGCACAAAAGATAGCCTTTCATTCCGGCATGTCTGACAGCGGCCCTGTTTCCACGGTCAACGTGTCCGGTGAAGAGGCTAAGATAATCGACTGGCTGGATATGTCGTACCGGGATATTTTGGCCATGCATGATGACTGGCAATTTCTGTATGGTGACTTCACTTTCCAGACTACTTCCGGCAAGTCGCAATACACCCCGGATGAAGCGGGTCAGACTGATTTTAAAAATTGGATCACCGAAGACGTCCGGTGGTGGAAAGAATTACCGAACGAACACGACCTCATTTTCACCGAGTGGGAGTACTTTAAACGGGTTAATCTGTTCGGCAGTGCCAGAACTCAAACAGGTCAGCCGTGCGAGTTTACGGTCAAACCAGACAGGAGTATTGTTATATGGCCCACTCCTGACGATGCCTTTACGATTTACGGCAACAAGTACAAAAAAGGGCTTGACCTCACGGCTGACGATAGCGAGCCGGTCTTCGATAGCGATTACCACTGGCTGATAGTCTGGCGAGCAATCGTTTATTACGGGGCTGACTATGTGGAGGCTGATAAGTTCACCTTTGCCGCCGGGGAGTACAAAAGGATAAAAGGCAATATGGAATACAACGAACTTCCAACCTTACAGCGTGGAGCGCCTTTGTGTTGAAACTGCCCAGAATCACCATGCACACCAGAAAGATTTCCTTTCAGGGCGGGTTGGATACCGAGACGCCGGAAATGGAATCTATCTCTGGTCGGGTTCGTGATTCGGAGAATTTGTACCAAGAGGTAAATAGTGGATATTCAACGCTAAATGGATATGAGGCATTCAGCGGACTGCCTGCACCGTCGTCGGCTTATTATATCGTCCTCCCGGCGATAGTCAACAGTACCGTCAATGTCGGTGACCTGATAACCAATATCGACGGTAATGTGTATGCCACAATAGCCGGATTTGATACTGAGTTACTTATCCTCGTTGATACATTCGGTGTTTTCAAAGAATACGCCCCAGATGTTGGGTCGTATCTGGTCGATGGTACGGACAGTATTATCGACGGTGAGTCAGATTTACAGGACGGTGAGCCGGGAGAAGACGGAGCCCTGTACGTAAACGGTGAACCGGTCGGAGTTTGTATCGGATTGGCCAGAACAGTCGGCAGTGCGGACACGCCCGAACTGGACGCAATTTATAAAAACATGGCTGAGGATATTTACCGCAGCCGCATTGAGGCTGTGCCTGGATCAGGACCCATTAGAGGTATTTGGTTATTTAATGATGTCTGGTATGCATTCAGGGATAATGAGGCCGGAAATGCCGGGGTTATGTACAGCCATTCTGTTACCGGATGGGTACCGGTTGATTTGGGCAAGGAGCTTTTATTTACTTCAGGTAGTTTCGAGCCCTTGGAAGATTCTATAATTGTCGGGGCGGCAAGTGGAGCGTCGGCCCAAATAGCCAGAGTTGTTCTGGAGGATGGTAATTTTCTCGCCGGGACGGCAGAAGGGCGGTTTATTCTAAAAGATCAAACAGGCAGTTTTGTAGCAGAGACTCTAAATCTTGGCTCGGCAATAAACATTGCAGACATAGCCGGGAATAGTTTGAACATAGCGTTTGATCTTCCCGCCGGCAGGTTTGATTTTGACAACTCCAACTTTACCGGCAGCACATCAACCAAACGCATGTATGGTGTTGATGGGAAAAACAGGGGCTTTGAGTTCGACGGAACGACTTTCGTGCCAATAAATACATGGATGATTCCCGACGCTCCGGATCATGTTGTTGAGCATACATATTCACTGTTCTATTCCTTCGGTCCTTCGGTGCAGGTATCGGCAATCGGTTTTCCTTACAAGTTTTCTCCGACCGCCGGGGGAGAAGATGAAATAGCTCTTGGTGATGATATAACAGGCTTCGTGCCACAGATAGGTAACGATTCAGGTAACGCTTTAGCAATTTTCACACGAAATTCTTTCGGTGTCCTTTACGGCACATCAAAAGATGATCGCGTTTTAGTGCATCAGCGGAAAAGTAAAGCCGGGGCGATCGATTGGACTCCGCAGATTCTTGGCAACACCTTTTCTCTCGACGATCGGGGAGTGACCAAGTTAAGCACCACCCAAAGCTACGGCAACTTTGCCGACGCAACAGTTAGTCAGAACATCCACAGCTGGCTAACTACCAAGAAAACACAAGTTGTCGCATCGTGTATTGTCAGGGAGAAAAATCAATACTGGATATTCTTTGCCGACAAAACCGCCTTATGCGCCACAATTAAAAACGGAGAGATTGCCGCTTTCATGCCTATGCGCTTAGCCCACCAGGTGTCGTGTGTCTGCTCGATTGAAGACTCAACAGGCAAAGAGGTAATCATGTTCGGCTGTGATGATGGATTTGTCCGGCAAATGAATAAGGGCCAAAGTTTTGACGGTGAGAATATCGACTGGTTTGCCGATTTCACTTTTGATAATTTTGGTAGCCCAACAATAAAAAAGAAATTCCACAAGCTGACCATAGAAGCCAAAGGCACAGGATATTCTAAATTCTATTCATCATACGAACTGTCATATGGCGATGCCAACGTTATCCAACCAAACGAGACAACCAAGGAACTGACGTTCGCGGTCGGTAGTTGGGATAATGGCAATTGGGATGTCGGGATATGGGATGGTAAAACACTTACTCCATCATATTTTAAACTATACGGAACCGGGGAGAACATTTCTTTGAAACTATCGGGATCAAGCGACTATTGCAGTCAGTTAAAAATGTCGGGGGCTTTAGTACAATTTAAAGCGACAAGGGAAATGAGATGAACGATTATTATACTCCTACTGGTGTTCCGTCAACTGGATCTAAATTAAATTCCTCCATAATCCGCAACGAACTTGCAGTCATTGGACAGGCTTTTGATAAGATGCCAGTTTTAGACAGTAGCGGAAATCTGCCTGTTTTTGTCAACCCCGCCGGATCTAAACTGGAAGTTCGAACCACAGAAGAGGCACTTGCCTTACTCAAGGCTGTAGGGTTATTGGCAAACAAGGTACAGTTTCCAAACGAGGCCGGTTCGATAGTTTCACAACTATCGAACATCAACACCTCAGAGAGAGAATACACATATCAGGACAGATCAGGAACTATCGCCCTGCGAAGCGACATCCCTGTTGGCACAGTTTCGATGTTTATCGGCGGGTATTACACCGATGCAAACAATGGCGGGTTTGTCGGGGTAACAACCACCCCTGCGGCGTTTAACGCTTTATATAACTCAATCGGCTTATATGCTGCCAACGGCGCAGCGTTAAATCATCCTCTTTCGCCATATTGGAACGCAACCGGTCGGTATCTCCCAAAAATAGACGACGACCGTTTTTTCATGGGGTCAAGTTCGTGTGGCGCGGTTGGTGGTTCTAATACCGATACTCACGTCCATAATGTAGACCACACACACGCTAACGCCCATACTCACTTTATAGACCACGCCCATACTACGGGAGATTTTGCCCTGACCGAGGCACACAACGGGCCACATGTTCATGGTGGGATACCAACAGATACAACATATTATTACGGTGGGAATTTCCTCACTGTCGCTAAAGGTACAGGAGGAAACACAGCATCGTCAGGAAGTGGTGTTCCCCATAACCATGGTGGAACTGGATTATCTAACAGGCCAACAAGCGAAGGTGCATCAGCCAACAGCGGAGAGGCATCAATTACAAATAGTGGAGTAACAAGCGTATCCGACAAACGTCCACTTTTTATTAAAGGCATTGCATACGTAAAGGCATGGTAATGTATACAATTAAATTCAAAGCCCCCGGATGGTTATTCGCCAAGAAAGTCAAAAATGTAACAAGTCACTGGTTAGATGATATGGCCTCACAGGAACAGCGCTCGAAAGAAGGTTATGTTTTCGGCCCTCCTGTTTATTGGGGGGTAAGAACTAAAGACGACAATATCAAGTGGATTCCCCTTGGCTGGTTTTTTGAAACAATGCCGGACTATGTCGCGCAAGAGCAAAAAAGGATTAACGAAAAGGTAAACAGATGACCCTCAATTACGATCCATTGCAGCCTGTCTATGCCGAGGCCACCGAATACAAAGCGCCAACCCTGACCGATCCAAATGCTATTCTCGGCCAGACTAAAGACGTGGAAAGCTATATCGATCCGGCCAAGGCCACGGTCGAAGGAAGAGCCACAGGATTATTGGCGAGTGGCAATCCCATGCTGGAACAGGCACAACAGCAAACATTGAGAACAGGAAACTCAAGGGGTTTGCTTAACACCAGGGGAACGGCACAGGCCGGAACAGAAGCCATGATTGGCAAGGCTGTTGAAATTGCTTCTCCAGATGCTGCCACTTACGCCGATTTCGGTAAAGCGAATCAGGCAGTTGAGAATCAGGGATTAATCAACAATCAGACCGCCGCACTAGAAAGTCAGCAGAAACAGAATGACGCAGAAATAACCGGCTCACTGGCTGAACAGAACTACGGCAATACTCAGAAAGTCAATCAGAGTACGCAGTATCTACAGGCTGAAATTGCGAAGGATTACAAACAATTTACATTCGACTTCGATAAACAGCTGGTCGACCTGGGAATAAGCGCAGCAGAGCGAAAATCAGCTCAAGACGCTATCGCGGCGCAAACAAACACGATGATAGGAGTGATGGGGTCATTGCTCAACAACACTGATATTGTAATGAGCGAAGAGGTCACCACTTGGTTGAGCGACTGGATGTACAAGAGTTGGAGTACCACAGCGTCGTTATACAACCTTGAAATCGAAGTTGTTTAACGGTTCATATATAAGATGTAAATCATTAGTTATTGGAGCACGATATGAGTTTAGACGTTAACGATTATTCATTTTTTTCTGATTCAGAATGGGATGATACTTTTAATACCTCTTTTGAATTGCCCGGAACAACCAACACCGCAGCTGATACAAGTTTTTGGGATAAAGTGGGAAGCGCAATTAACACCCCTGTTGGTTCAGGCCTGCTCGTCGGGGCCGCTCAAGGAGCTCTCGGCTATATATCCAACCAAAGTAGCATAAAGGCAGCAGAGAAAGCAGCCAACCGTACAACCGAAGAGCAACGCCGGATAAGGGACGAACACAACCAGTCTATTTCTGTACCTTTTACCGCAGCGAAAAGAGCGAAATATCATGGGAATCCTTAATCCAAACGGGCAGAACTCCCAGTCTAATCAAGGCTTCACCGGAACGACCGGATACGACCAGAGCGCACTGACCGAGGCTGTTACCGATTTTGGTATTCGTGCCGCACTTGGCGTGACAGGGCTGTCAAGTCCTACGGTAGCGGGGGTATTGGATGACGCTGAAGACGGATCTTTTTCAGCTACCAAAACCGGGATAAATGCGGCAACAGAAGGTCTTTCAAGGGCACTCGGCGGGTACGGTGGTTTGATCGGTCCTGCCATGAGCGTAGGTTACGGCGCAGCAACTGATGGATTAAAAGGTGCGGCAAAGAGCGCTACACGATCTGCTTCACAGGTTGCCGGGGCTATGCTTGGCTCTGCCCTTGGTCCGCTTGGATCGTTAGCTGGTTCAATAGGTGCGAGTGTTCTCGGCGATATGGCTTCTCAGTCTTTTGATGACGGCTATATCGGTGACGCGCTCGGCACAAGGGCAAGAGAAGGTGCAAGGGACAGGGCAGAAAACGATGGATTCTCGGTCGGCGATACGGCGAGAGGCTTCGGTGTCGATGCTGGTGCATATGGCGGCCTTGACCCCGGCCTTGGCTCAAGCGGATACGGGCTTAGTCCAGGGTTGTCATCTATGGACAAATACGGCTCTTACTCGCTCGACGATACAGAAAGCCTCGGTGCAAAGTCATACGGTGGATATAGCGAATCCGGAGGGTATAACGGCGGTGACGGCGGGTATGGAGATAGAGGAGGCAACGACTCTGACTCAAGTTCATCCGGTACAGGCATGGGCGGTTTCGGCGGTGGTGACATGGGTAAAGGCGGCGAATCTTGGTAACTTTAAAAGGATAAGATATGGAAGATCAGGGCATGATAGCTCCACAGGCACAACAGCAACAGCCGGGGACACAAGGCGGAGTTTATCCAAAAGATAAAAACGAAGTTGATAAATTTGTCGCAGGTGTCATTACGTCGATACATGACGATGGAATCCGAGACCAGATAATGCAGCAGTTAATGAACGAGCAAGTGCCTGTACCTGTTCGTATCGGCAACGTGGTATCGCAGATAATAACCTCGATGCTTGAGCGGGTCAAGAAACAATCAGGACGTAAGCCGCATCTCCAGTTGATTCTTAAGTCGATCAAGATGACGGTGCTAGAAGTGTCGAAAATGGCTGAGATAGCGGGGATTAAATCCACCCCGGAAGAGCGCAAACAAGCAGCGGGGATAGCCGGCTCTTTAATAGAAAGCGGCCAGAAGGGACAGCAACAGGGGCAGGCTGATCCTATGCAACAAGGTCAAGGTATGATGCAACCACAGCAGCCGATGCAAGAAGCTCCACCTCAAGAGGGGTTCTAAAATGGGATTATTAGCTCATGCAGTTTTAGGCGGGATTGCCGGTGGTGCCTCTGCCAACCTTACCGAACTTCAGAAACAGGCCGACGAAAAACGAAAACAATCTTTTGCCGCACTCATGCAGCAATACGGGCGCGATAATATGGAGTTCGGTAATAAACTCTCAACCGAACGTGACGCGACAAACCGAACTAATGCGAAAGAAGACGATTTCGAAAAGTATGTCAGGGACCGCTCCGCTAGTGCGTCAGATTACGAAAAAATGACCGAAGATAAGCGGCTCGACTCAGAAACACAATACGAAAGAGAAAAAGGACTTCTTGGGATGAGAATGTCGGCAGCAGACAAACTGGCAGACAAGCAGATTTCCAGCCGTAAAGAATTAATGGGCATGAAAGGATTGGCAAAGCCTGAAATAAAACCCGGAACAGCATTAAAAGAAATTGCCACTATCGACACACAGATAGGAAACATCAGGAAAGGCAACATGCTAACCGAAGATGGGATGAGCGGCATACTTGAAAAAATGCCTGAGTTGGCCCCATTTATCAACACCAAGGCCGAAATGTCACCGGAAGATAAAGAAAAGGTAATAAATAGTTTAACGAGGTATAGAAACTATCTTTCAAGGTTTATTCCTGAAGAAAAGAGTGGTATAATGTCAAGTGAAGATGAAGATTCGGATGTAGACGATATTGAGTTAGACATTAATTCCCTCCTCGGTGAGTGATGCGCTTAGACAAAATCAGGCAACATCCTAAATTTCAGTCTTTGAATCCTGAAGATCAAGCGACGGTTATTAAGAATTATATCAACCGAGAATGGTCGAAATACGAAACTCACAAGTCTTATGTTTTACTGCCTGACGAGGACAAAGAAAAAGTTAGGTCGGGCTTTATGTCACGTTTTTACGGCGACGCTCTCAAAGAACAACCATTCGTTGACGCAAAACAGCCCAATCCAATGTTCGAAGGATTGACTCCGGCTGGCCCTGCCAAAAGTGTTCACGCTCCTGTTGAATATCCCGAAGATCCAGAAAGAGAAGGAAAGATAGACCGTACATGGGGTGAAGCGGCCAAAGACACGGCAATCGATGCCGCCAACAGCGTAATTGGTTTAGGTGAGGCTGGGGTCGGTATTGCTGATATGGCTTCTTTCAACCTGGTTGGAAAAGGTTTATCCAAAATTGGATACGATCCAGCCGCAGCAAAAGGGCTTTTAGCTCAAGGTTATTCAGACAGCCGTAAGCAAGCCAACACGGAAGTATCAGAAGCCAAAGGTTTTCTCGGCACGGTCGACGCTCTGCTCGACAATCCTTCAGTAGCTTTCGGCGCTATAGTCGAATCCTCCGCCCTTACCGCTTCAGGAGCCGCGGTAGCCAGATTCGCCGCAGTAAAGTTGCTCGGTTCCGCTTTGGCGAAAAACGGCATTACCGCCGGATCAGCCGCAGCTAAAGACTTCGCCGCTAAATTCTTTTTAAATCCATCAGTACAATCAAAGATAGTCATGGCTGGGGCTGGCGCAGAGGGTGCACAGACCGCCGGACTAATTCAGGAACAAGGCAGACAGGCCGGAAGAGATTGGAGCGATACCATTCTGCCAGCCACAGCCGCAGGGATAGGCACTGCTGCAATTGGTGGACTCACTTCAAAGATTCCCGGCCTGCGTGACGCTGAAGCCTCTCTTGCTACCGCTGGCCTCGGTGGACGTATCGCTGCTAAACAAGCCGTTCCTAATATTCTTAAAGGTACGGTAAAGGAAGGTCTTGAAGAGACTCTTCAGTCGTATAATGAAAACGCCTTAACCAATGTGGCTCTCGGCAGACCATGGCGCGAAGGTAACGCCGAGGCCGCCGGAATTGGCCTTGTAGTCGGTGCAGGACAGGGCGGGGCAATGATGACCGGCTCAAGTATGCTCAATCTGAAACGAGCCGTATCGGTTGACATATTACAGGCCAAGAATGTTGACGAGGCTATATCTAAATTCCAACAGGGTACAGGGATACTCCAGGGAGCGCAGAATGATATTCTTCAAAAAGGTGGAAATCCGGATATTACCGAAGCCGAAGCCACAGTTGACCTTGAAAGAGCAACGGGACTTTTATCACCAAGAACTGAGATCCCTTTACCTAAGGCGAATGAAGGAAATGCAGAACGTGTCAATGATTTACCAGCCGGACCGCTGAGCATTATTCCGAGTGAGAATAAACTTTACGAGAAAATTGTTTTGCCAGCTGATGAGCCAGTATCCGATCCAATACAAGGAGAGCCAAATGGTCCTGTTCAAAATATTGGAAATCAAACTACTCCGAAATCAGCGATACCTGAAGGAAGGGTCGAAGTCAGACAGGCGGCGGCAGAACAGGTCCAGCCTGACAATGGAACAATTGCAGAAACCGGCAATGCCGAGTTGCAGCCATCACCTGTAAATCCAGAAGGAGGAACGACTAATGGAGAAAATCTGGATTACACCCGAACAGGTGAAGGAACTCTACCCCCATACCAAAGAACAACGGATAATAAAGGGGGTAAGGTTTATCCAAATGGAGAAAACCGAGAAGCAAAAAGAGATTTGCCGACTGAACCAAATGAGCCAACTTCAACTGAAACCAAAGCCACAGAATCTGGCAATGTCGGATTGTCTAATGTCGATATTCGGGCTCAAGAGAGTGCAGAAATAAAAGGAAGTGGTCAAATATCTCCTGTGGAGCCGACAGGTAAAGCGGTTCAAGAGTCTATCCCCGACAAGGTAGAAAGCACCAAGCAGGACAGCACGGCGCAGGAAACACCTCCGGAAGCCTCTGGAATAGCTCCGACGACCGAAGCGACAGCAAGCGCACCGTCCGGAGGTGTTGTTGAAAATCCAAAATCTATAGTAAATGGTCAGGAAGTCAACACCAATCCAAGCGAAAAACAGAAAGAAGCAGAGAATTACAAAACGGCTAAAGTATCAATTGATGGACTAAACCTTTCAATCGAAAACCCCGCAGGATCAACCAGATCAGGAACCGACAATAGCGGTCGTCAGTGGTCAATCAAAATGAAGAACGACTACGGGCGAATCCTTGGCAGCAAAGGATATGACAAAGATCATGTGGATATCTTTATTGCACCGGGGTACAAAGGCAACGCTGATACTGTTTATGTGGTCAATCAGCACAATAAAGACGGTTCCTTCGATGAACATAAGAGCGTGTTGGGTGTTGGCTCAAAAAAAGAAGCGCTCGACCTCTATAACTCCAACTATGAAAAAGGCTGGACAGGCGGCAAGTCAGTTGTTTCTATGCCTGTTGTCGAGTTTAAAGAATGGGTGGTTGGTGATGGTCCGGCTAAAGGTGAACTGAAACCACAGGCCAAAAAGCCAACGGTTAAATCAGTCCGTCAAGAGATAACCAAACTCAACGCACAAATTAAAAGCAATCCTATTGCTGCATTGAAGGCTGAACTTGCCGATGCAAAATTTAGGTTGAACGTGCTTAAAAAGGCTGAGTATGCGGCGAAGAAAGAGCAAATAAGCGATGACACATCAAAGAAAGAGGCTGTTGTCAAGGTCAATGAAAGTGTTTTTAATGTTAAGTCTGAAAAATCTCTTTCCAAATTAATAAACCACATAGACAACAATACCAAGACTGGAGTTGTTGGTATTAGATCCATTACAGAAGAAGAAAATGTCACAGGTAAACCAAAAAAATCTTGGGACTCACCAGAAAACATAGACCAAGAACTTTGGAGAGAACTTAATGGCACTTCTGTTGCTCTTGTTTCTGGTTCATGGGATTATGATTCATATAGTCAAAAAGTAGAAAATCTCAAAGAAGCCTATGACCTTGCTCGAAGTTACGACTGGGGATACGGCGTAAGAATAGTAACAGGATCAATAAACACTGACGAGGTTTTTAATGATAGCGGCGAGGCTGTTTTGTCTGATGCGTCGTTTGTCGGTGAGATCGGTAATTTTAGCCCTCCAGAAAAAAAATCTACCAATATAAAAGCAGTAGAGTATAAAAAAGGAGAAGGTCCTTTAAGTGGAGAAGAGGTAGGCAGATATAACGAACTGGCAAAACAAGCAAGAAATGTTTCTTATGGAGAGGTGGGGTTCGACGAAATAAACAAAGAATTAACCCCATTGATAATTAGAAGGAGAAAGTGGGGTGATGCGTCAGGCGGAGAAACAATCAAAGAAACCAATGAACCATCCGGGCCAAAGGCCGAGACGGTAGCACTTCAAAGCGAACCAACCAAACCAAAAGAAACGATTACCACCACAGGCAGCGACACAGCCAAAATACTCAAGATCAAGCAATCCCGCCCCCACATAGACGAGATTGAGTTTGATACCATATCGACTGCAATTCTATCGGACAACATAAAGGACATACCCTTAACCCGCGCGGCAAGGGCTATCCTATCGGACATGGTTAGTGAAGGTCTTGCCAGCAACGAACTATTAGGCAAGTTTGATTCCGCAAAAGTAAAAGCCGACTTCAACGAGTCAGCCCAAAAACTGGTTAAAAAGCGCACCGATAAAGAACTGGAAAACATCGACGTTGCAGACCTTGAACTACTTGAAGACCTGACCGACTTTTTAAAAGAGTACGGGCCGAAGAAAGTCAAAGACGCAATAGCCAAGGAAGAAAAGAAGCTGGCAGAACTGGCAAAGCCGAAGTTAATCAGCAGTCACAAGAATTACACCTTGTCTGAATCGATTGTCGGGGAAAAGTGGAAAGTTTCAAAGAACAGTCCAGTACCTTGGCAGCCGACCGATAAAATCCACATCGTAGCCATAGACGAAGCCGAAGGTCCGAAAAAGAAAAAGATCGAAGAGGTCCAGCGGGTAGTTGAAGCAGCGGTCCCGCGAATATCCGAAGAGGTGAAGGCGGTTCGGTTTATCCTGCCAGACGGTACTGAATACACCGTACTGAATAACAAGACCGCGCTCCGTTCTTTCAAGAAACTGGTCAGCAGAATTTACACTCCTGCTCCGGCAATCCGTAAAAGCTCGACCAATGTCAATCCGACCAATAAGGCGAAGAAGACTTTCGACTGGGCGGAGAAAACTATCACTCATGGTGAATGGGTGAGTGACAGTACCATGGCGGTTAGGGGATTTAAGCCGCCGAACAGACCTACCGAAGAAAATAGCTCCTTTGATACGGCTCTTGTTTCGTATCAGCAGATGGCCGAGAAAGCCAATCCAGCCGAGATAAGATATTACACCAGTGGCGAAACAGATACAGTGGTAGCCAAAGGGCCTGTATTGCAGATGGGCGAGTTAAACGCACAGGCTATCATCATGGACACCATAACCAACAAACGGTTTAACGTGTCACAAGGCAAGCTGAATATAGTTGAATCGATCTATCCGGATGTTGAATACCGGATATCTCCTGATGGTGTGGTGTTTGGCTATAACGAAGGTGAATTTATCGCTGCGGTAATGCCAGCACAAGGCGAACCGATGAACGCCGATAAAGCCAAAAGCTACGGTCTGTATTCCATGGGCGAGTTTTCCGACACGCCGGTTATTATGGAAATGCCCGAACTGGTCGAGCTGGCAACCGAGTTAATGAATGGCAACCGTCCACTACTGGTAGACAAATTCCGCAAAGCAGGAGTAAAAGGTCAGTTTATGCCATCCGGCCTGGGCGGGATTAAAATACTCAAAGAATTAGGCGCAGACTTTCACCAGGCATTAAAGACCATGGCCCACGAAATAGGCCACTTGATCGACTACAAAGATGCTGACACCATGGCGCGAGGTAATATCCTTGGCCGGATAGCTTCTATTAAGGGATATTTAAAGCATTACATCGAAGAAAAACCCGGAGCGCCGGGAGTTATCACCGAGGCCGACCGCAAACGGTTAATGAAAGAAGCACGACTCTTAACCAAACGCGAAGCCAGTGAGTTAATCGACGAGGTTATCACCACAGAAACTCCGGTTACCCCTGAACAAGTCCTTGCCGTCTTAAAAGGCATGGAAACAGATCCAGAACCGACCGCCGATGTAATAAGTTTTATCTTCACCGCGTCGACCGCCGTGAAAAAGTCTATCGGGCTACAGGCCATGAAAGGGCTTTCTCCCGCGGAAATGGCCCACCTTAAAACATACATTGAAGTTAAAACCGGCAACCAGATAGAACAGCCGAAACCGACCAACAAGGACGTTTACAATAAGTTCAAGGAACTGGTCAAGGAAGAGATCCTGAAACGCAACCTGATTTCCAAGGAAGTCATTACCGAAGAACTGAAACTGTTTACCCAACTGTGGAAGCCGTTCAATGTTTGGGGCAATGCCAAATATACCAAGTATCGTTTTTCATCTGAAGAACTTTACGCCGATGCGTTGTCTGGAATCTTGGTTAATCCGCAAATGGTCCAGCGGGTAGCACCTGAATTTTATAAGGGATTTTTTAACTACATCGACAACAAGCCGGAAGCCTCCGAGATATGGGGCGATATTGCTAAAAGGATAGGGCGTGGACCTGTTGAGGTTTCGAGAGCCAGAATCCAAAGCGATTACGAAATGCTCCAGCGCGGTGAAGGTGTTCGGGCAGAACTGGCCAAGATTGACGATAGCCAGGGATTTATTGATACCTTGGCTGAAAATCTAAGCGACAAGCACCACTTTATAAACAAGGCACTCAAGCAAAGCACCGATAAGACAAAAGCTACGGCGGCCATTAACGAACTCAAGGAACTTCCCTACATCCCTTCCGAGGTTGACGCTTACCTGTTCGAAATAAACGGGCTGCAAAAGGAAATGGACGATAACAACCTGACCGTCCACGACCTTGACGTAGTAGCTTTGAGAAAACATATCGCCGCCAACAGGAAAGATGTTTTTTCCACTAAAGGATATACCCCGGAAACAGCAGCTAAAGACCTTGGAGTATTAAAGGCAGATTGGGGCGCAGAGAAATACGATATGGTAAACGCCCTGCTCGACAAGTTCAGAAGCATTAGGGATAAACGAATATACCCATTGATGGAAGAATCCGGTTTATATTCTGACGAACTCGTTAAGTTTATGAACGAGACAACCGATTATACCAAAGTCTCTGTTACCCATCATCTGAATAAGAAGTTCGGTGAAGGTGCCGGCGGCAGAGTTTACAAAGCACTTGGCACTTTGTCAGAAGTCAACTCCCCGGTAACAGCGACAATCATTCAGGATATTTCTCTTATCCGGGCTGCACGGATAAACAAATCAAAACGCTCGATACTCCCATTGTTGCAAGAAGTAGGCGAACTCAAACCGGCAAGCGTCAAATTTAACGGCAAGTTTATGGTGGCCGCCGAATCAAGCGAGGCCAACGAGAAAATATTCACGGTGATGATAAACGGTAATGCAGAAAACTATTATGTTTCTCAGCATATTGCCGAGGCTTACGAATCCGACCCGTACACCGCCAATCAGGTATCCGAAGCGTGGCAAATGATATCGTCTTTCACCAGACAGTTGTTTATTTCAAAGAATCCAGCATGGATGGCAAAAAACGCAACCCGCGACTTCTTTGGCACGGTCACGAAGAATAAAGAGATCGGCTTGCGTCATATACCGGGACTGCTGTTGACCTATTTAAAAGCTACCCCGGAAGCTTTTAATGAGGCATGGAAAAGAAAACGGAGTGACACCGTAGACTGGCTGATGACCAACAGAGCCCTGACTGAAGACAGAGTTTATGATGGTCGGGATATTTCCACAGACGGCGAATTGCACCGCTTGCAGGCTAATTATAAACTTTCCACCAAGGCAGACCAGAATGTAGGCAAGTGGCGAAAAGCATGGACCGGATTAAACAGAAACGTTGATAACGTTGGCCGGTCAATGGAGATAGTCAGCAAGATTGCCGGGGCACAGTATCTTTTAAAGCGTGGTCTTTCAAAACAAGAAGTCCTTAACCGAGTGAGAAACGGCAGGATAGGAACACCGAACTTTAAAGAGCGGGGCAAACTGCACAAATATACCAACTCTATTGCCATGTTTTCCAATGTCGCGGTACAGGGGATCAAGTCCCATATCGAAGCGATAAAAGAGAGTCCTGCTGATTATATCTGGAAAACCATGGCCCTTAATGTGGTGCCTACTGTGATGATGTTTCTTGCCGCAAAGGGAGTCTACGATGACGGTGAAGACGATGGGACAATCACCGGAGGCGGTTATATCAAAAGGATTTACGCCGGAATCCCTGAATACAATATGTCGCATTATACTTGTATTCCTTTGTTTTTAACCAAAGACGGCAAAAGTGTTTGGTTGCAAATACCCAGAGATTACGAGGGACAGACCTTTGGCGCGATTGCCTGGAAAATGATGAAGGGTAAGTTTGTCGGGAAAGGAACCGCTTTGTCGGAAGCATACAACTTCTTCCCGTATCAATTGCATCCTGTGCCAGCATCGGCGCTATATGTCCGTGACGTTTATGTAAAAGGCATTAATCCAGTTGACGATTATATGGGCCGGAACAAGAACAGTGACGCGGCCATGGATTTAGGCGGATTAATGCTGGCCGAAGAAGTTGTCAAAAACGTCTGGCGCGACACCGGCGGCGGGACTTTATATAAACCGGAATATGACGACATTAAAAGGGAGCGTTCTACTGCCGAGATAGTTTTAAACCTATGGGGCGTTAATGCAATCGGGGCATATATCCAGATTTCAGACAGGGGTGTTACCGAGAAAATATATGACGAATTTCGAGCGATTGATCTGGAAAAAACTAAACAGAATGTCGCGATTGATAAATCCCTGTCAAAGATGACACAGGAAGAAAAAATGGTTGTAGCCGGGATTGCCCCGAAATTAAAAGATCGGATTGTCAAACAGGGGCTACTTGCGAAAAACACTGCATTTACCAAGGCGCTTGCCGGTGCCACCTCAAAAGAAAAGGTGGCAATTGTAATGCGAGAAATAGCCAATGATATGAACAGGAAAGATAATGATAACATCGAATGAAGTAAGGGCGCTTTTCCCTAAATCCGACAACCTGCTCTTTGCTAAAAGATGGATGTTACCGACTATCGAGCAGATTAAAAAAGCGGTTGCTGACTGTATCAAAGAAAGGGAAATACGACGACTGCACGACCCACGAATAGTCAAAGACAAAATAGACTGCGCTCGTAACGTCATCGTTGCCGTAGCTATGATGTGTGAATTTGACTGGCCTGTTTGCATGGTACAGATCAAGGGTCATGCGGTCCTTGGCGTGATAGACAATACAAAAACAGTGCATTACTTCGAGATGCTGGACGGTACAGAGATAGACCAGCAGTTAAAAATCAACCTCACTTTTATGGTCTAACATGAAAAAACTCGCAATACTCTTCGCGCTGATCCTGTTGTTGGGATGTGCAAAAGACTACCAGTATCTTGAAGACACGGCAGCCGTGGATATTTCCGACGCTCCGACGCTCGGAACTCCCGCCCCAGAAGATAAGATGCTCACCGTCAACTCAGGGAACACGGCTGGCAACCGTCTTTCTTCTATGACATTTTCCGAAGCTCCTTGGTTGCTTGCCACTGGAACAGCGCCAGATTCAGTGTTGTTAGGTGGTAATGAGCCAAGTTATTTTCAGACAGCGCTCACCAATCCACTGGTTCAGGCTGACATTGACAGCGAACCTACGGAATCGAACACAAAACCTATATCAAGCGGATGGGCTTATAATTTTCTGAATGGCATCGACCCACCTGTGCTGCATTCCGAAACGGGCACAGTTATTACCCGCAATGTTGAGGATACCCTTGTTCCAGGTTCAAATATTCCGGACAGTGATGCTATAATCGCTTATATCGGCAGCGTAGGTGACGGCCTGACCTCACAGCCAACAACCACATTGCAATATCTTAAATCGGTTGGCTCAGCGTCTTACGAATGGGCTAATGTGGATTTTTACACACAAACCGAAATCGATGATAAAATCGATCAG